CGCGACCCGTCAGCAGGGCAGATCCTGCTCAAAGGGGAGGAGGTGAGCATCGCGTCCCCCATCGATATAGCGCGACACAAGGTTTGCGCATTCCAGACACAAGGTTTGCACACTCCCGGAGCGCCGGTTTGAGCGCGATTTAAACGCCCCTCAAACGTTGCTGATAATGAGCTCTCCGACACGCTTCGCGCCGCCCTTGGCGACGGTGTAGGTGGTCTCCACGGGCTCGATATTGAACCCGGCAAACAGGTCTCGAACCTCGGGCCGATCGTTGATCGAGAACAGGAACCGCCCCTCGATCTGGTGGAGGAGGATGACCAGCTTCATAAAGTCCGGGCGACCGAACATACCCTTGCCATAGTCGCCTTCGTTGCCCCAGTAGGGCGGGTCCAGATAGAACAGGGTCCCCGGCCGATCGTACCGGGTGATGAACTTCTCGTAGGACAGGCACTCGATCACCACGCGCGCCAGGCGGCTGTGAACCTCCTCCAGCATGGTGCCCAGTTTGGTGATGTCGAACCGTGCTGGGCGGTCAGGTGCGACCCCGAAATTCCGCCCGGAAACCTTGCCGCCGAAGGCGGTATTCTGCAGGTAAAGGAACCGGGCCGCGCGCTCCAGATCGGTGAGGGTTTCGGGGTCGGTGGCGACCAGGCGCTCGAACTCCACGCGGGTGGTCAGCTGAAACCGCATCATGTCCATGAAGGCCACATAGTGCCGCTGCAGGATGCGAAAGAAAGTCGCCACGTCCCGGCTGTAATCGTTGATCACCTCGGACTTCGGGGCCTGATGGCGGCGCAGGAACACGCCAGCCATACCGACGAACACCTCGGCATAGCAGTCATGCGGGATGGCATCGATCCGCTGGATGATATGGCGCGCCAGATTGCGCTTGCCGCCCAGGTAGGGCGCGAGTGGGGTCAGGGGCTCGACGGCCGTCAGCTTGGTCATTTGGCCCTCCTTTGGACTTCAAGCGGTGGGGGAATGAACGGCACATCGCACAGGACGCGGGTGCGCAGCTTGTAGGTGTTGGCGTGACCGGCATGGCCGATCCAGCTCATGATGACCTGATGGACCTGATCCCAGGTCATCTTGCCCTCGTGATAGAGCCGCGCCATGCGCTTCATCTTGCGCCGCATCCGCCCCGCGCTGTCCTTCCTGATCTTCCGGTGGGTGGGCCAGATGCGGTAGCCGAGGAAATCGAGGGCACGGCCGTTGCTGGGCGAGACCGGGAAGATCTGGGTCTTGTGGTTGCAGCGCAGCCCCAGGCGGGCATGCAGAAAGTCCTCGATGTCGCGGCGCACCTGGTGGAGGTGGGCCTTGTCATGCCCGATGACCGCGAAGTCGTCCATGTAGCGCAGGTATTGCTTTTCGCGGAGGTCAAACTTCACGAACTCGTCCAGCTCGTGCAGGTAGATGTTGGCGAAGAGCTGCGAGGTCAGGTTGCCGATCGGGATCCCGCGCGGCAGCGGATCGCCCGCCTCGGCCGTGCTGTCGATGATGTTGTCGATCAGCCAGAGGGTGTCGCTGCAGGCCACGCGGCGGCGGATCAGCCGCTTGAGCACGTCATGACAGATCGAGGGGAAATACTTGGCGATGTCGGCCTTCAGAACGAACACCTGCCCATGCTCGCGCAGGGTGGCGCGCAGGAACGCCTGGGCACGGTCGGCACCCGCATGGGTGCCCTTGCCGGGCCGACACGCATAGGTGTCGAAGATGAAGCGCGAGGCCCAGATCGGGTCGATCGTCTCGACGAGCGCATGCTGCACGATGCGGTCCTTGATCGGCAGCGCGGCGATGTCGCGCTCCTTGGGCTCGAAGACCTTGAAGTTGCGGTAAGGCCCGGTCTGGTAGGTCTTCCAGAGCAGGCTGTTCTGGATCTCGATCAGGTTGCTTTCAAGGTTTGTCTCGAAGCGGATCACGTCCATCTGGTGACGCCGCCCCTTCACGACGCGACCATAGGCGCGGTGGAGCGCCTCGAAGGTTGTCAGATGCTCGAACAGGTTCTTGTAGGTCTTGGCCATCATCTTCGCCCTTGCGGGGTTCGGCCGGAGCGAAGGGTCACCACCAGCCGATGGCTACTGTCCCGCTCCGGCCTGTTCACTTCTTTCGGCACTTGGCCGAGGAGCACAGGTCCTTTCGAAGGTGCACTGGAAGCAGCCCCATGAGGCTGCGACTTCTGGCGTTCCCCGAGAGCGGGCCGGAAGCCGATGTTCGTGTTCGCGTTCGAACGCGCGTTGTTCAGGTTGAGGGCGAAGACGCCAGCATTGCCGCCGTTGTTCCAGTTGCCCCCACGGATCGGCAGACGCTCAAGCCACATTACCCGCGCCCCTTTCCTGCAAGCTCTTGAACCAGCCGCCGATCATGCGGCCGATCTCATCAAGATGACGGCTCCAGACTTCGTAGCTTTTGAATGAGAGGTATCCGAGCTTCTGGGCCATCCTGACCTGGCTGCGCAGCAAGTCGAGCTCCGCGTCCAGGTCTTGCATCGTGGTCTTCTTGAAGTACCGCTTGTTGCAGATGATGATCAGACGAAGCAGGTTCCACATCGTGTTGCGGATTTCCTGGCTGAGCACGTGGCGCTCAGCCTTGGGAAATTGCCGCAACACGACGTAGCCATATGCGATCATGTCTTCGCATTTACGGCGGATTTTAAGGTCCTCCACCGCACCCTCCTTCGTTGGTTCAAGGGCAAGGGGCGGGCTATCGCCCGCCCCGGCAGAAATCAGGTGATCAGATGTCAGATCACGAAAGCGGGCCGGACGCCGATGATCGTGCTCGCGACCGAACGCGCGTAGTTCAGGTGGAGGGCGAAGACGCCAGCATCGCCGCCGTTGTTCCAGCTGCCCCCACGGAACGGCAGACGCTCACCCTCGTTGCGCATGTAGAAGCGCCCGCGCTCGATCGTGGTGTCATGCGGGAACATGCCCAGAAGCTTCAGCAGGTTCGGCACGGTGACGCCCGAGGCGGCAGTGAGGTCCTTGTATTGCTGAGAGGCCGAAGTGCTCCCGTTCGACTGGCTGGTCACCGAGGTGGCAAGCTGCGGGCTGCCCGTGCCGGTCGCCCCGGTCGCGTTCCATTTCAGGGTGCCGGACGTGCCGGGCGTCACCAGGGTGCCGTTCGGCATGATCGCGCGCCAGAGGGTGCTGGTGTCCGAATGATCGGCATCCGTGGCCGCCGCATTGTTGTCAGGGATGATCTGGATCTCGCCATCGACCAGGCGCAGGCCGCGCTCCCATTCCCAGACGTTGCCGGTCAGGTCCGCGATGCCCGCCGGGCTGTTGTCATGGAACCAGCTGGCCGGACCCGAGCCGGTCAGGGTGCGCGCGGTGCCGTTCGTATCGCCCGGCGCGCCGCCATCCTGCCGTCGCCCGGTCTCGTAGGTCTGAGCGTGATCGCGGCCCCAGTTGGTGTTGCCACGCGGCATGAAGCCGTTCTTCCAGCACCACAGCGCGACGGCCGACCACTCGGCGTTCGTCATCATGTGCCAGCCCGGCCCCTTGACCGAACAGCGCGCATCGGCGGTGTCGAAATTGATCGAGGCCGAAGGGTCCTGCCCAGGCATCGACAGGGCGTGGTTGTCGTGGACGCGCGCCAGGAACTTGCCGACAAAGATCTCGGACTTCTGGACACCGCCCACGATGAAGGCCGGGTGGGTGCCGGAGCCGAGCGCCGGATCGATGTCCTCGATATTGAAGCGCGGCACCACACACATGACCGAAGGATATCCCTTCGCGTCATAGAGCACGGTATTGAGGCCGCCCGATGCGGCCTCGACGGACTGGCGCAGGGCGTCAGGCGTGGAAATGGTGATCCCCATGAAGGTCACTCCTCTGTTTCAGTGGGTTCGTTTGCCTCGGGCACGGCCCAAAGCTGCAATGTCACGGCCGAAACCTGACAGGGCTGCGGCACCGAGATGGTCTGGGTCACTTCTTCCCCGTCGATGATCTCGGTCACCTCGTCCTCCGCATAGCGGCGCGGCGGAATGATGATGACGGCGGCGAAGGTATCGCCCTCGAAAGACAGCGCGCCGCTGGCATCGGCAAAGACGGTGATCACGCGCTCGACGTCGCGCTGCTCCTCGTCGATATCGATCGTCAGGCTGCCGCCCAGGGTCAGGATGCACTCATCGAGCGATGTGGTGATCTTGTGGCCCTCGTTCATGTGAATGATGTTCATGGTGCGTCCTCACTGGTAGCGCGGATTGAGAAGGGTCCAGCGGACATGGACATTGTCCGCGCTGCCCGTCTGGCGAAGCTTGAAGCCATTGGTGGCCTTGTCGTAGACCACGAGCGTTCCGACCGCCGCCGGATCGGTGGCGCTCTCGACCTCCAGCTCGACGGCATAGTCGGCTGCCGGAAGCACCTCGGGGAAGGACACCGATGCCCAGGGATCAAAGGTGGTCAGCCAGGCATTCGCGGCCTGGATCACGCGCAGGTCGGTCAGCGTGACCGCCGACAGGCTGTTGCCGGTGTTGTTGGCGGGCACGGTCACCCGATAGAGCGGCAGGCCGTTGTCCGGCACTTCCAGCGCGATCTGCACCTCGTAGCTGCTGCCCGAGCCGATCAGGAACGCATGGTAGTCCAGCGCCTCGCTGGTCTCGTTCGAGGGCACCGAGACGTGATAGTCGTCATCGGCCAGCGACACGATCATGCCGTCGATCTTGGCGCGGCTGACGCCGGTGCCGACCGTGCCGGATTGCGACAGATGCAGGGCGCGGATGTCGGACTTGCTCAGCACCATGCCGGTTATCACGTGCTTGTTCTTGATGACCACGGACCCCTGGGCCAGCACCCGCTTGCGCAGCACTTGCATCTCGCGCGCCAAGACGCCGCCGAGGCCGAGCGCCTCCTGCATGCCTGCAAGGATCGCGACCTGCTGTTCGGGCGAGAAGGCGTCATAGCCTGCCAGCCGGTCGCCCAGGTTGGCAAAGCCGCCGCGCGCACTGACCAGCTCGTCGGCCTTTTCCTTGAGCCATGCGGTGCGGTTGGCCAGTTGCTTTGCCTGGACGTTCGAGATGCCGTCCGGGCCGCCGACCACCGGGTCGGTCAGCTCGATCTGGTAGATCCCGGAGGGATAGGTTGTGGTTTCGGGCAAGTTCGCCATGGGTGCGGCTCCTGTTCTTAGAAGATGATGGTCCAGGTCCCGTCGAGGCTGATGTCGTCGGCCTTCTCGATCGGGGCGCGGGTCTTGCGGGCGAAGAGGGTGCTGTCGGCCGCGATCAGGCCGAACTCACGGATGACCTTGCCGTTCGCCTCGGTGGTCTCCAGTCTCCAGTCGAACTGCACCCGGCCGGGGCCGGGGTAGCTGTGGCCTTGCAGGTTCTTGATGAAGGGCGCGGTGAGGGCGGTGTCGTCGGGCGTCGGCCCGCTGCCATTGGTGCCAACCCCGATGCGGTTGATGGTCTTGCCCGCGCCGTCGCCTGCGATCAGCTGGGCCAGCGCGGTGCGTGCACCCACCATGATCATGTTGTCGTCGCGCCAGCAGTCGATCAGAACCCCGCTGCGGCGGATGTTGATCAGGAGCGAGCCTCTCAGGGCGATTGTTTCGGTGGCGTTCATGGCACCCTCAATAAGCGGTTAAATCGGTGGTAACGGGGCCTGAATGGAACACGCCGGTGTAGAACGGGTGCGCGCCCGTGTGTCCGATCGATCCATCGTAAAGGTCGCCCGCGTGGCGGTACCGGCCGTCATGCCGGATGTGGCGCGTCAGCCGGATCGGCATGGCCAGATCGGCCAGCGGGGGCTGGTCCGCGCCATAGTTGATGGCCGAGTGCAGGTAGTGGCCATTGTAGGAGGGCGAGACCTCGATCCGGTCCTCGGCCGCAAGGTCGATCCCCATCGCCAGCAGGACGCGCTGGCTGTCATGGCGCTCGCCCGCCTCGCCCCATCCCGAGTAATCGGCCGAGGCGTCGTGCGCCAGGGCCGCATCATGCAGGTGCCGGGTGCCGTGATCATGCTGGATCGCGCCGTCATAGCGCCGCCCCCATGGCAGCACGTCCTCCGCGAAATGCCGAACCGTGGTGTCGGCCTCCTCGCCCGGCTCAAGGCTGTCCTCGACGCCCGCGCGAAAGCCGATATCCACCAGGTGTGAACGGGCATTCTTCCAGCGCTCGATCAGCGCCACGAGGCGGGTGATCTGGGCGGCATCCACCCCCTTGTTCTCGCCAAGGTCCAGCAGGACGCGGAACAGCGCCCAGCGGGTGCCGCCACCATAGGTCTCGACGGCCGAGTAGGTCTTGTCTCCGTCATAGAGCGCAATCGGCAGACCCTCGACGATCTCGGCATCGGCATAGCCGAGCGCCTTGACCGCCTCACGGATGGCCCAAGGTGTGCCGCGATGGCGGTGCAGATCGAGAGCGCGGCGGATCAGGGCGCGGCGCTCTTCGGGCGTGGTTGCCAGATCCCAGCCATCGTCGCCCAGGATGTTGAACTGCCAGGCGAGCAGCGACAGGGCGCCTTCGGGCAGATCGTCGATGCGGTAGACCAGAAGCGTGGTCAGGTCGAGATTGTCGAGCCGCCCGATCAGCTTCAGCAGGGCGCGGCTGCGCTCGTCATCGATCCCGGCGGGCAGAAGGCGCAGATCGTCAGCCATCGGCGGACCCCACCAAGGTGATCGCGATGCCTTCGCAATCGGCCCATTCCTCCGCGCCCAGCTCGCGCCAGGCGGGCGTGGTCATCTCGACGCGGTAGACGCCCGCAACCGACAGGGCCGAGATGAACTGGCTGGGCACGAGGTCGCGGCCAAGCCCGGCGCGCCGCTCGGCCGCATAAGCTTCGGCCGCCTTCTGGACGGCGGCCATGGTGCTGGTCGGATCGGCATTGCGATAGAGCGTGACCTGCGCGGCGATCTGGTAGCCCACGCGCACAGGAGCCGCGACCTCGACTTTGTCGGTGAGCGGGCGGACCTTGTCATCCGAGACCACCTCGGCCACCAGGTCGAGCATCTCGGATCCCGGCAGGCCGGTGTCGGTCAGGATGTGAATGCGCACGAGGCCGGGGCGCGGGCTGAGCACGGCCGCGTCGATGATGGATTGATGCGCGCTGACCGCATGCCAGCGGTAGGCCCCCACGGGACCCGCAACCGAAAAGCTCTCGGGGGCCTGCTGGATGCGCGCGCGCAGGCGGTCATCGGTTTCCCCGGCGCGCCCGCCATAGGTCATCGAGACATTGCTTGCAGAGACGCCCGGCAGCGGGTCGAGGAGCGACGACACCTGCCCCGGAATATAGCCGTTGCCCGCAGGCCCGGCGGTCTCCGCCTTGGCCCCAGCCTCGATCGACAGCGCTCCTGCGGGGATCTCTGCGGCGGCATCGGTGGCGAAGGCCACGCGGCCATCGCCCGTGCGCACCCGCGTCCCGGCTGGAATGACGGTGACCGAGGCGCGCGGCTCGGCCAGGCTGAACGAGAGCGTGACGATCGCCGGAGCCTCGGCAAGCCGCTCGACACCCAGAAGCTCGCCCAGATAGTCGAGCATCGGGAAGGCGGCGAAGGCCAGCAGGTTCTGCTTGGCGGCCTCCTGGATGGCCACTCGGATCAGGCTTTCGCGGTAGGCGATCAGGTCGATGATCAGGCGCTCGACCTGGGCGGGCTGCAGCTTGCGGCCGGTATACGCCTGGTAATCGGCCACCATCTCGGCGGTGAGCGCGGCCGGATCGCGATCGACGAAGTTCGGCTCAGGCAGCGACATCGCGCACCTCCGTGGCGATCATCTCGCCCCGACCATCCAGCCGCCACTCGACCGTGATGTGCAGATGCGCCGACAGCTCGATCGGCACCATGCGGATCACCTCGATGCGCGGCTCCCATTGGCGCAGTGCATCGATCCCCTCGCGGATCACATGAGGGATGGCCTCGCCGGTCGGCAGGTCGATATAGCGCCACAGGTCCGATCCGAACTCGGGCCGGTGCGGCACCGAGCCCTTGGGCGTCATCAGGATTGTGCGGATGCACTGATTGATGTCGTCGATGCCTGCGACGATCTCGCCGTGCGCATCGAGACGCGGCTGCCAGTCTGCGGCGGTTATGTTGCGGATATCCTGAACCATGGCCGGACCATGGCCCGCGCCCGCGCGAGGTCATACCCGGACAGGTGTCCGGGTCACGTCTTGCAATGTCGGGGATGGCTAACCGTAACCGTCTTTTGCGCTCACGCCAAGCACCCAAAGGCTCACTGCGGCGGCCCGGTCAGGACCCCGATGCTTTCGGGGTGGATATGGGTGTCGCCCACGTTCTTGCCGTTGTGGGTCAGGGCCGGGCCGGTGATCGCCACACCCGCCGGGGAAATCTCGACCTTCGTGCCGCCGACCGACAGGGTGAAGGTCTGCCCGCCCTTGTCGTAGGTCAGCGATGCTCCGTCGCCATAGACGATGGTATGAACATTCGGATCGGACGAGGGCGGCGCGTCGGCCGCCGAGTAGATCGCGCCCGCGATGACCCCGGCCTCTTCGCCCTGGTCCATGATCACGACGACATGCTCGCCCACGGTGGGCATCCAGTAGGTCCGATCGGTTCGGGTGCGGCCCTGCAGCACCTGCAGCCAGTAGGATTGCACGTTGTCATGGTCGGGGAACTGGACCCGGCCCTTGGCGGTCGCCGGGTCGATCTCTGTCACGATGCCAATTCTAAGCGACACGGCGCACCTCGATCTCGGTTGTGTAGCCCGCGCCGCGCTCGATGCGGTGGCGGGAGGTTTCGACATAGTAGCGCCCCGACAGCTTGCCCATCAGCGCGACCTCGATCACGTTGCCCGCGATCATGCGGTGATCGCCTACGATCTGGATGCGGCCGCGCAGGCGCTTGGCGTTGGCGCGCTTCAGCTCGGCCTCGGCGCGGGTGCGGGCCTGAGCTTCGCTCTCGACCCGCGCGCGCACCTTCAGCGTGTCGCCGGTGGTGATATCCTCGGCCTCGACCGTGACAGAGATCAGCTGCGCGGTCTCGGGGTCGTGGTAGGACAGGGTGCATTCCTTGTAGACCTCGTGGGTCTTGTCCGTGAAGGCGAAGCGCTTCATCTCGGTGCGCGGGATCAGCGCCACCGGGTCTTGCGCCTCAAGGCTGGCGATGGTCGAGAAGAACAGGACCGTGTCGCGCACTGCGAAGACATGGGCGTATTCCTCGGCCACGCGGCGCAGGAACTCAAGGTCGCGCTCGTCGTTCTGGGTCACCCGCTTGATGGTGATGTCCTCGATCTCGCCCTCGACCGTCAGCCCGTGCTCGCCCGCGATCTGCTCGGCAATCTGGCGCAGCGTCTTGCTCTCGAAGGCGCGGGTCTTTGTGGTGCGCAGGCTCGCGGTCACCGGGGCCGCCAGGCCGCGCACCGTGACCGTGTCGGGCGGGCCGTCGAAGCTGATCTCATCCACCTCGAACTTGCCGCAGGGCAGAAGGCCCCGGCCGATCCAGCCGATCATGAGGTCCATCACGTCGCCCTTCTCGGGGTACCAGCTGCCCTTCCAGCGGTGCATGCGATCCTCAAGCCGGACCTCGATCTCGTCGGACTTGCCGTGGTCGGCATCGGTGTAGACGATCATCAGCGCATCGCCTGCGATATCGCCGGTGATGTCCGCCCCCGAATAGGTCAGGACCCATTTCGCCTCGGGAACGATCATGCCTGGCGGCCCCGCTTCCAGGGCGGAAGATCGCGATCGAGCACCACCTCATCCGCGATCACCGGGATCCGCAGGCGCTGCCCTGCCGCGATGAACGGCCGGATCGGCACGGTCGGATTGGCCAGGATGATCGGCTCATAGAGGTGCGGGTCGCCATAGTAGGTCCAGGCCAGCAGGTCCCAGCGGTCGTTGTCCGAGGTCAGGTGCTCGACATAGTCCATCTCAGGACCTCACGATGCTGGACGGCGGCACCGAAGAAGGCGAGCCGGAGGGCGGCGCGGCCGCAGGTGCGGTCTGGACATTCGACCCGGCCCCCGAGGCGCGGGCGGCATTGTTGACCACGCTGATGATCGCGCCCAGCAGGCCGCCCAAGCCCCCATGCTCCATCAGGGTGACCTTGGCCACCACTGCCACCAGCCCGCCGCGCCGGTCGGTCTGGCGCGTGGTGGACTGGATCTGCTTGATCACGAACATGCCGACATACTGGCCCGAGCCGTAGATGAAGGGCAGCGCGGTGCGCATGGTGCCCGCGATGCGCAGCTTGGCAAGCTCGGCCTCGGGGTTGCAGTAGCTGACATGGAACACCAGGTCGATCGTGACCTCCTCCAGCGCCTCGCCCATGTATTGCAGGCGGGGCTTGCCCTCGATCACGTCATGCTTGGCGTAATCCCAGGAGCGCTTGTTGGTGACCCCCTCGAAATAGGTGATGAGGCGGAAGCTGATCGGGCCGAGCATTGCGAACATGGGGTCTCTCCTCAGTAATCGCGGCGGGACTGGCGGGCCAGCTCGTCCTGGACCAGCTGCACAAGCTCGTGGCCCATCGACCGCATAAGCTCCTGCATCTGCTCGCGCGACTGGAAGCCGTCGCCGCCGCCCGCGCCGCCCTGCATGGTGATGGTGGGGTTGAAGTTGATCTCGACCCGCGTCCCGGCATCGCCCCCGGCCGCGCCGGTGGCCGACATGGCGGGCGCGCTGCCCGGCTCGCCGGTCAGGCCGACCTGTGGCAGGGCGCTCGCGGCTTGCAGCACGGGCAGGTTGGTCCGGCCGATCTCGGGCACCTGGGCGGCCATGGCGGGCAGGCTCATGGTGGCCCCGGCCAGCGCCGCCGCCATCCCCGCTGTCAGGCGATGCACTGCCGCTACGGCAGGCGCGGGGCGCACGGCCCCCGCCACCGTCTCGGAGAACCGCACCCGATCCAGATCCGACAGCGGGCCGATCTTGGCGGGCGAATGGGGCAGGTGGTCGCGCATGGCCTGCACGGTTTCGCGCGTGGCCTCGATGGCTTGTGCAGCCCCGGCGCGGATGCCTTCGGCCAGGGTGCGCATGAAGGCGATGCCGTGCGAGCGGAAGGACACGCCCTGCAGCACGGCCGTGGCCGAGCGGATCGCGGCTTCGGCGGCGGCGGGGATCCCGCCTGCCTGCGCGATGGACTGGCCTGCGGCCACACCCACTGCCTCGACGCCCGTCTGGGCGGGGGCAAAGTCCACGCCCTCAAGGCGCTCCAGGGCGGCCGCCAGCGCCTCGACGGCCGCCTGCGCCCGCTCGATCGAGGCAGGATCGCGGATCGCCATCTCGGCCGCATCGCCGCTTGAGAAGATCGTGGTGAGCCGGTTCCAGGCAGCGCCAGCCATGTCGGCCGCGCCCGAGATGATCCCGACCACGGTTTCCCCGATGCCGCCAAAGGCTTCGCGGATCGTCTCAAGGGGCGACCAGGCAAAGAGTGCGCGCATGCCATCCCAGATCGCAGTGATCGCGGCGAAGGCGGTCTCGAACGGGGCCTGCATCGCGGCCGCCACCGCCGACCAGTCGAGCGCCGGCATCTCGGGCAGCACATCGGACCAGCTGAAGCTCGGGATGTAATCGAGCCAGTTGAGGGGCGAGATCCACGTCAGCCAGTCCACGGCCCCAGAGACCGCGCCGGACAGATCGAAGCTCGGCACATAAGCCGACCAGCTCAGCGAGGTGATCCAGTCACCCCAGGCCAGGGCGCTGCCGATCACCTCGGCCCAGCTGAAGCCGGGAATGAAGTCGAGCCAGCGCAGCGGGATCAGCCACGAAGCCCAGTCCAGCGCGGTCAGCGCGCCCGCCCAGCTGAAGGACGGCACATAAGCCGACCAGTCCAGCGCCATCACCCATGCGCCCCAGTCGAGGGCGGTCTCGATGATCGCGGCCCAGCTGAAGCCGTGAATGAAGTCCGGCCAGCGCAGCGGGATAAGCCAGGAGGCCCAGTCGAGCGCGGTCAGCGCGCCCGCCCAACTGAAGGACGGCACATAAGCCGACCAGTCCAGCGCCATCACCCATGCGCCCCAGTCGAGGGCGGTCTCGATGATCGCGGCCCAGCTGAAGCCGGGGATGAAGTCGAGCCAGCGCAAGGGCGAGACCCACGAGACCCAATCGAGCACCTGGAGCGCATTGTCCCAGGTGAAGAGGGCGACGAACTCGGGCCACGACAGGCTGGTGATCCAGTCCGCCCAGTCCAGCACCGAGCCGATCACGGCCGACCAGCTGAAGCCGGGGATGAAATCCAGCCAGCGGATCGGCAGGATCCACGAGGCCCAGTCCAGGACCTGAAGCGCGTTGTCCCAGGTGAAGAGGGCGACGAACTCGGACCAACTCAGCGAGGTGATCCAGTCGGCCCAGTCGAGCACCGCGCCGATCACCTCGGCCCAGCTGAAGCCGGGAATGAAATCGAGCCAGCGCAGCGGCATCAGCCAGCTGAGCCAGTCGAGCACCGTCAGGAAGTTCTCCCAGGTCAGCAGCCCCACGAAATCCGCCCAGGACAGGCTGGGGATCATGCGCGCCCAGTCCAGCCCCTGCGCGAGCCAGCCGGTGACCCGCGACCACCAGCTTGAAACCCAGCTTGAGAACCCTTCAAAGGCCGTTTGAACGTCCGCCCAGAGATCGACGAAGAACTCCGAGATCGGCTCCCAGTAATACCAGACCAGCAC